AAATGATGTATTCACCTGGACTCAATTGGACGAAAGTTCCAAACTGCAAATTGCAACCACTTCTACCAACAGCCTGGACATGAACCTAGTTCTTGATCAGACTGCGTTCTTCGGCAATGCCTCAGCCAATGCTGTGAGTGCCGCAGGCAAAGGTATCTTTGGCTTGAGCAAGGACAAGACCCAGGTTCAGTTTACTCTTTACATGGGTGACACTGACACAGGTGCCGCAGGCAAGACCGTGGGCGGCAATGCTTACATCACAGGCCTAGCACCTACTGTATCAGCTGATGCACCTGTATGGGTATCACCAATCACATTGACTGTGACTGGCGACTACACCATCACCTAATACCCCTGGGTATCAAACAAAAAAGGCTCTTAACAGGGCCTTTTTTTATGATTGCTAAATACTTGCCTAAGGAGATTCACAGATGTCAGTAATAGACTCAAAGACCGACGAAGAACTGCTACGCAGTTTATTGGCCGAAAATGCCAAGGCCACAAACGAAATTCGCTGTGCTCAAGGCGATCTTGCCAAGGCACAGAACAGACTAGCCTTTACGGTAGCTGTATTAAACACACTGATTCACAGACAGGAGATCAAATGAAATTATCACAACTGGCCGCAAAGCCGCAACTAATCAAAATCACATTGGATGACGAGAGCATTGTCACTCAGTATGGAGAACCCATTGACTTTTACACATGGGATCGACAACCACTAGAAGTGTTCATGCGACTGGCCAATCAAAGTCAGTCTGATGGTTCAAGTATCATTGACATTATCAAAACACTTATTCTCAATGAAGATGGCTCACAAGTGATTGATGGAGATAGTATGTTACCAACCGATGTGTTGATGAGTGCAATTACCAAACTCACATCAACCTTGGGAAAGTAATTGGCGAGGAACCTGATTGGGAAGCTGTTGATACCAAAATGATAATAACTCTAGACAACCTCGCCACAAGATATCATTGTCTCCCCAGTCAGGCACTTGAGCAGGCCACCACCTTTGATCTGCATGTGTTGGATGTGGCCACTCGTTGGTCAAACTATCAACATGAGTTGGCTTCAACTGGCAAAAAGCCAGTGCCCAAACTGAGTGAGGATGACATGATGAAAATGCTTAACAATGCAAGGGGAACAGCCAAATGATCAAGGTTAGTGTTAGAGTTAGTCAAAATCAAATCACACCTGCTATCCAACGACAGGTTGCTGCCTTGGCAGCATTGCCAGCTCAAGGTGTTCGAGAGTTTCAAGCTCTTACTCCTATTGATACAGGCAATGCTCGCAATCGCACTAGACTTCAGAGCAAAGAGATTGTGGCTGATTACCCTTACGCACAACGCCTGGATGACAACTGGTCAACACAGACCAATGGTCAAGGTATTGTGGCACCATTTACCAAGTGGTGGATAGCACAACTCAAACGCATAGCAAGGATCAAATAACATGGCTGCCGCAACCACCACACTCAAAGTCAATGTAGACACCACAGACGCCACACGCAGTCTTGCTGCCTTAAACAGCAAGTTCAATGATTTAAAAACTGCCATACTTGGTGCTGGATTTGCCACTGCCATCACACAGGCCAACAACTATGCCAATGCCATCAAAGATGTCAGCGTGGCCAGTGACATCAGCATTGCCAGTGTGGTTGCTCTAGGCAAAGCCTTTAGTTACAATGGTGGCACAGCAGAAGGTGCTCAGAATGCAGTATTGAAATTTTCACAGAGTCTTGGTGATGCCATCAATGGCAGTGACTCTGCACAAAAGGCCTTTGCGGCAGCAGGTATCAGTCTAGATGATATCTTCAACCGGTCACAACAAGAAAATTTAAATCAATATCTGATCAATCTTGGGCGGATGGAAAACACGGCCCTACGCACTAGAAACCAAATTGAGATTCTTGGTCGTAGTTCCAAAGGTGTAGATTTTGGTGGTGGTGTTCAAGGCACCATGGCCGGTTCGCCTGTTTCTGCGGCAGACATAGCTGCCATCAACGCAGGTGCCGCTGCCAGTGAAAACATGAAGCGACAGTTTGATCAATTGATACAGGCCTTGCTGAATGTGACCAAGCCTCTGAATGACATTGTGGCCAGCATCAACATCACAGCAAAAGCATTTCAAAGCCTAATCAATCTATTGGTATTTGCTGGATCAGCATTTCTTATATTTGGTAAAATACTACCTGCTGTGGTTGCTGGTCAGAATGCACTGATTGTTGCTTTGAAAAATGGCGGCGGAGCATTGACTCTACTTAAAAATGCCTTTATGGGAGTCATAGCAGGACCCAAGGCATTTGTGTTAAACATCATGCGAGCAGTTGGAGTGCTGGAAAGCGGATTGCCTGTGGTGGCAAGCCTGGTGGCTGCGTTTGGCGGACTGTTGAAAGGTCTGCTGAGATTTGCAGGCATAGCAGGTATCTTTATAGCCATAGCACAAGGTATTGATTTTGTAGCACAGGCAGTGTTCAAATTGAATTCACCCATTGACTATGTGACCAAGAAGTTTAAGGAATTTTTCAACATTGGTCAAGACCGATCCCAAGTGGCAGACGATGGCACCACGGACATGATCAATGATCAGATCAAGGCCCTGGAAGCTGCCAAGATTGCCAATGAAGAAGCTCGTAAACGCAGAGAAAAGATGGCAGTGGAGATTCGCAAGGTTGGTGATGCCTACGCCTACAGCAATGACAAACAACTGGAATCTATTGCTAATGAAACTCGCTTTATTGGCAAAACAGAAGATGAAATACAGGTCCTGCGTGGTCTCGCTGATATCTTTAGCAAGGCCAATGACGAAATAAAATCCCTAAAAGAAACACGAGCCAAAATGGCTGGTGGCACTGAAGAAGAAAAACGCAACATTGATCTCATTGATATAGAAATCAAACGCATAAACAAATTAACAGAGGCACATGCTCAGAACTTCCTGGAATACACCAACAGACTTCAAGGTGCACGAATCCTAGAAGAAGATCGTATTCGTCAAGTAGAAAACCTAACTCGTGCCATTGAACAACAGACTGTGAGAACACAAGCTCTAGGTCAAGCACAACTCAGCATCATTGACAAGAGTCGAGATGTTGACTTTGCAAGAATCGTAGCTGGCTTGACTCCGTTACAGGCCAGAATTGCACAAATACAAGAAGATGCCAGAAAGGCAGCCCTGGAAGCAGGTCGTGCTTATGCAGGTGCATTTGAGGACTCAGGTGATGGTCTAACACCAGAACGAGCTGAAGAACTCACTCGCGGACTTGAATCTATTGCGGCAGGATACAAGTCCATTGCTGATCAACAGATTGAGAACTTGCAACAATCAAGAACCTTTGCTGATGGATGGCGAACAGCATTTGAAGAATATGCTGACGCTGCCTACAATGCCAGCGAGATTGCTAGATCACAATTTACCACTGCCACCAAGGGCATGGAAGATGCCATTGTAAACTTTGCCAAGACTGGTAAATTTGAATTTAAAGGTTTCTTGAGCAGCATAGTGGAAGAACTGTTGAGATCCAACATTCGTCAATTGCTCACACAGGCATTTGGTGGTGTGGGATCTGGTGGAGGCAGTGGCAACATCTTAAGCACCTTGTTCTCAGCAGGCAAGAGCTTGTTGGGATTTGCCAATGGCGGCATGATACCCACAAATGGTCCTGTGCTGGTTGGCGAACGCGGTCCAGAGATACTGACAGGTGCTGGCGGACGAGGTGTGATCCCTAATGAAGCACTGGGTGGCTCAACCAACATCACCTACAACATCAACGCAGTAGATGCTTCAAGTTTCCGCAGCCTAGTGGCCAGCGATCCTGAATTTATGTTTGCTGTTACAGAACAAGGGCGTCGTAGAATGCCTAACTCAAGGAGATAATTATGGCCACAACAAATGAAGCCTTTCAATGGATCATCGACTCAGCCACGGCTTTAAGCATTGATGGTCGTGGTGTAGTAGCTGCCACCAGCACACGAGAGAATGTTATACGCACAGTGAGTCGTGGAGGTCGTGTGTGGAAGTTCACAGTGAGCCCAAGCCCAGGTGCCACATATGTAGAGGCAAGACCTTATCTTGCACGACTGGATCAGATGGATAGGATTACCATTGCTGACATTGATTTTGATCACCCTGGATTTGAGAACATTATTGGATATCTTGGATCGGGCACCGGAGGCTTCACCGTTGTTGTGCCCGCAGGCACCTCAGTGACCACATGCACCGTCACAGCAGGTGGCTTAACAAGTGGTTATGTTGCCCGAGCAGGTGATTGGTTACAAATTGGATCAACTGGTAGCGTATATCAAGTGGTCACAGATCCTGCCGCAGGCAATGGTGCCACTGTGACACTAAATCGCCCAATAGATGAGGCAGCTGGATCATACACTGGTTTGTTTGGTGTGGATGTCACCTGGAGTGTAATATGTGTGGAAAGACCCACATGGAGTCTAGTGCCTGCTGGCAACAACATGCTGGTGAACTGGTCAGGTGATT